GGATTTGGCGGCTGCGTCGGCGGCTGTGTCGGCGGCTGCGTCGGCGGCTGCGTCGGCGGGATCGGCGGAGCGTATTCCTTTAGCCGAGTCACCGAGTGCTGCGTACCGCCCCATGCAGCGCGCGTCACATCAGCCCATTTCACCCACATACCCTGCGAGCCCTGAGCGGCTAGCGGATCGTACCAACCAACATAGTCCACAGAGCCGGAGCGCTTGTAATACGCCAGACATGCGCTGTGGCCGAAAGAGCCTGACTGGTTGCGCATGTAGTCCGGTATCAATCCGTACTCGTGATTGACTACCGCTGCCTTGCCGGCTTTGAGCCCTGCCAGGACTCCGGCCATGTCAGCAGCCACCAGCTGTACGCCCATAGCGGCTAGCGTGCCGTCGCGTACCTCTGTGGCGTTGCTGCCGGCGTTGTGCTTGCGGCCCTTTAGCGCTCGTGCCTTGTGCGCGCTGCGTGTCGCAGACTCCATCTGATCGGATACGGTCGGATCGACGAAGTTGGCGACCATCTGACCGCTGCACCATCCACAGCAGACAATCGCGTTACTGGTAGGGCTCTCGGGTTTCTCCGATGTGACGCGCAGCCGGCCAGTCGGCCGGCCGTAAATCGCGCTACTCATCCGGCGGAGCGCCGGTATCGCGTTGCCGCATGCGGTCGATCAGCAGGTACCGCCGGAGCGTATGCAGCAGCCAACGCCAGCGCGCCATAGCGACTATGCCAGAATGCCGGACGCCAGCCAATTGCAAGCGATATCCGTAGTCGGCACCGCTCCGTCAAGCCCGCGTACCACGATGGTAAAACCGGATGCGGTAGGACTACTCACACCAAGCGCGCTCAAGCCACCCCAAACCGGACTAAGTACGATCGATGGCGTCCCATTGTAGGCACTCGCAAACGCGACAGCTATCTGACCGGTAGTGGCAGGGATAGTCACGATACCGTTACGGATCGTCGGAATACCCTCGATCGTATCGTGCACCTGATCGCCCCAGGCAGTCTCGATCGGCTGTCCGGCTACCGGACGCGCAGCTGTGATATCAGGCATTGCATTCTCCCTAGACAGTCTCTACCACGATGATCAGCTCTGGCCGGCTACCAACGGTACCGAAGTCATCGGAGTCGAATTCCGTCGTGTAGCTGGTACTGGACTCTGTGTAGCCGATGATAGCCAAGCCGCGATTGACTTGACCACCACCGCCAGCTGCGATCGGCAGCCATTGATTGACTAGGCCAGTCACGTCGATATCTTGCGTTGCATTCTCAGACCGCGTGATGGCAGCCACTACTTCGCCGGTACTGGTACGGGACGGTCCAGGGAAGACAACGGCATTGCTCGCGCTTGGCGTCGAGCTCGTTCCTTCGCTCCAGGCTGTGGTAATGCGCTGCACGCGCACCTTTGGACTACTGCCGAATGCAATGCGTACTTGCGTACTGGTTTGTAGCCGGAGTGTCGCGCTTACGAGCTTGGTGGCGTTGGCGAAGTTAGGCACAAACTCGACAAGGCTGCGGTAGATAAAGCCGCTGTACAGCCCTACCGGCAGATCGGTAGCCGCACCAGCGCCAAGGTTTGTGCCGGTATTACTGCGAGCTACGAGCGCAGATTTGGTACTGACTACCGAGCGTGTCACGCGTACCGGACCTGTACTGACAAGGTACGCGACGCTAGAGCCGAGTGCGACAACGGTACCGGCTGCCGGCGTTGTGCTGATCACCAGACCAGCGGCTAGCGCGTTAGTCGCCGTTGTCCGCGCACCGAGTACCAAGCCGGCCCCGGTGATCGTGGCGGTAGCCGTTGCCTCTGCTACTCCGGTGACGTTCGGTACCGGGACCGTCGTTACTACCGTGTGGATCGCTACCGAAGCCGTTACCGTCGCGCCTACCGTGACGTACACGGCAGACGGCGGCTCTTGGCTCAGGACCGTACCGACTGGCGTGCCGTCTGCGATCACTTCGCTATACACCAGTACCAAGCCGACTGCCTGTACGGCAGCTGTGGCAGCGGACAGCAGGGTACCGACGATCTGCGGTACCAGCACTTGCACTGGCGGAGGCGTCGTATCCTCCGCCCATTGCACGGCCGACTGGTAGCCCAATACCGCTCCGCGCCATCCCTCAGCGTCTACCGCCATCTGCAATCCGATCGAGCGCATATCGACGTTCAGCTGTGGCGTTACTTCGTCCAGTCTGACGCGCACGAGCTCGATACCCTGCATCGATACCAGCTGTGCCAGCTGTGCCGGCGTTGTCGGTACGATCGATGCCGGCAGATACTCCAGGGATGCACGCGACCGATCGGCTAGTACACGGTCTGCCCATACGATGTGATTAGGCACCTTGCGCGTTGTGCGATCCAGGGTATGCCGGCCAAAGCGCGCGATGCTTTCCGCGTCGCTTACGTGGTACGTCGTCTGTGGCCCGCTTATGTCCTTACTGATCACATCGTTGATGATGCCGTCAGCCGTACTGGATGTGACGAGCTCCAGCGGTGCGATACCGTCCAGGCCGATCTGTAGCCCTCTGTCTACCGGGTCGCCGTGACTGCGAAAGCGCATGACTAGATCAGGCCCGACCCATGCGAAATTCAGCGCATCGATCGATGCCTGAACGATCGCATCCCAAATCTTGTATGTGCCTAGTGGCGTGTCCACCGGCTCGCCGATCGGCGGATCACCCTCTGGCGGATCAGGCTCTACCGTCACGTATTTCAGCGCAGCGGCCGTCACCAGGAAGCGCGCGAATGCTCGCAGCGTAGCCGGCGGATTATTCGGCGGCTGCCCTAGGCTGATATTGGACAGCACACCAACCGGATCAGTACCGCCAATCGTTCCCTCCATCGATGCTGTGCTGTACTCGATCGTATCCAGGCTGGCGATCGCCAGTACCGAGCTCTGATACGTGACGCGCAGATAGCCACCAGGGAATAGGTCCAGCGCTACAGGACTCGACTGGTTAGCCGGATCGAGTACGCGGTCGGGATCATAGGTGCGTATCTGCATCGTTCCGCCTTGTGCCTGACTCAGCAGACCAAGCGCGCGACTAGCACCCCATGAGTACTGAACCTCTAGTACCTGACAGCTAACGCTAATCCAGGTCTGTGTACTCCAGACGCCAGAGCTCCAGAGCGCTTCCCCCCATCGCGCAAAGCCGGGACTATTGGCCCAAATCTGGATACCAACGCCATCGAAGCCAAGGCGCGTATTGGTAGGGACCGGCCAGCTATCTTCGCCCCACCGGCCCTCCTCCCAGCGCGCGGTAGCGCTAGTGCTCATAGCTCCAGGCCGAGACTCAGACCGCCATTACGCCGGCTGTAGGTGCGTAGTGCTTTGACAACAGACCGCTCGATACTGACCGGATCGCCGGTAATGTTGATCACCACGCCACCACCGCTGCTAAAGCCACCGGCAGCGCTGCCGAATGCGCGCGTACTGGTAGCGCTCTGCACAAAGCCGGCAGCGCCGGCACTCTGACCGCCGAAGTTAGGCAGCGTCGGTAGCTTTATGCCTTTCAGGAAGTTGAGCTTGTCGATCGCCTTGGCGATCTTCTCTATGAACGATACAAGCGCAGTCACGAGCTTTAGCACAATGCCGAGCATTGCAGAGAGGTAGTTGGCAAGTAGCTTGATCAGCGGAATGAGTACCGGCAAGAGCGCTTTGATCAGCTGCCCGAATGCCTGCAAGATCGGCAGCAGCGCCGGCAGCAGCGCGTCCAGGAGTGGCAGGAGCGCTTGGCCGATGGTCTCGCCAATCTCCGCAAAGCCATCCGCCATACGCGCTGACGTACCGGCGGAGCTCTTGGCGAATGCCTCAGACTGGCCGGCTGTGATCTTCGCAGCGTTGCCAAGCGTTTCCGTCGCGGTAGCACCGAGCTCTAGCCCAGGGATTAGCGTCTTTAGCGCTTTGTCTTGTCCCTTATTCGCCTTGGCGATCGCATCGGCAGCCGTCGCTAGATCGACGCCGGCAAAGCGCGCGATATCCTGAGCGATCGCCAGCTGATCGGTCGCTTTCGCCATGTCGCCGGTACTGACGATCAACGGCTCTAGCGCTGCGCGTGTCTCTGAGTCAGAGAATGCCTTTGCCTGACCAGCTGCGATAGCCGCATCCGTGGCCTCTGTGTAGTCCGTGGTAGTGCCGGTAGCCTTGGCGATCGTTAGCGCTAGCTTGGCCGTTTCGTCGCGGTCTTCGGCAGCGCTCATGGTCATATCTAGCAGAGCCTTGCCGGCCACCACGGCAGCGCCGGCTAGACCTGCCATAGAGGCTACGCCGCCGACAGATACGCTCTTGCCGAATACGCTCAGGCCCTTGTCAGCCTCTTTCAGAGAGTCAGACAGACCCTTGGTATCCCCGACGATACGGACGATCAGCGCCGGACTAGCCATTAGCCGGCCCTGAGCTCTGCGATAGCACCTACCTCAGCCATACTGAGCTTGCGTACCTCATCCGGCGGTAGGCCAGTCGCCAGGACCAAACCGGCCATGCGCTTTGCCTTGCGCGTGTCTGCGCGTTCCGTCGCGGGATCGACGATCCCGATCACTTCCACCTGACCGGCCAGTACATCCGCAAACGTCAGCGCGGGATCGCTCCGGCGATTGACGATCCAGGCTACTCCGACCAGGAGCTTTAGCCGCTTGCTACCCTTTCCGATGCCAGAGAGGAGCGATTGCATCTCCTCCGGCTCTACTCCGGTAGCGTCACTCAGATCGATCAGATCGCCAAAGGACAGAGAGCCGGCTGTCACTTGCGCTACATCCACTCGGTATGTGATCACTTTAGGACTCCCCTAGCGCGCAAGCTATTGCGAATGTACTCCTCGAATAGCGCGCGTATCTGTGGCTCTTTCGCTTTCAGCGCTCGTCGCACACGCATCTGTGGTGCGATGTTATGCGCCGGCCATCCGTACTCGATCACCGGCGCATAGGCTGTCTTATCGGTGCGTCCCTTGGCATTCTTGGCACGAGACACCACGCGTCCCTGAGTCTTACCGCCGAAGCCCTTATAGCTTGCGGCTAGCTTGCCGCTGACGTTCGGCCCATACGAGGCAGCGGTAGCAGCCACCAGGACCGCTGCCTCTTTCCCGACCTTGCCATAGAGCGTTACGTCACGCTCCACTCCGGCTAGTGCCTCGCGTACCGCGCTCTCGCCAAGTAGCTCTACCTTCGCAGCCACATTTAGGCAGCTGTCTTAAGGACCGGCTTTGACGCGCAGGGAAGCTCTACTGCGAATGGCGCGTACTCATTGATCGTTCCGCCGAAGTCACCGGCTGCCAGCGTGACTACGCCGACCATTGCCGGCGTGCTAGTGGTCGGTACGCTGATCGTTTCGCCGTAGGGATTGAGGACAAAGTCTGCCTCTAAGCCCTCATTAGCCCAAAGGAAGGCCGACAGCCCGCTAGCGGACCAATCCTGCACACCTTCCAGCGCTAGCGCATAGGTAGCCTTACCGACGCTAGAGAATGTACCGTCTGAGCAAAGTGTCTGGACAGTCACCACATCGCCGGCGGTAACTTTGATCGCAGCCACAGAAACGAAGCATTGATACTCGGCAGCCGTGCCGGAACCTACCTTTAGCGTCAGCAGCACATCGCGCATGAAAAACGGAACAGCGACTACAGCAGCCATCTAGCGGTACCTCACTTCTGGATCATGCTTTCTATGTTGGCTTTGATTGCCAAGTACGTTAGCCCTCCGACCTCATAGGCCGATGGGGCGGACACTACCGGCAGACTCCAGGTAGACACATCGCCGGCCAGACTAAGCGCATTGGCTAGCGCGTCGGCCGTCTCTACGATGGCCTCATCGCTAGCAGAGCCGATCAGGCACACCACTGTGAAACGCACATTGCGCGAGCCATGCAGCAGCGTAGCCGGCTCTACCCAGGGATCGTTAGCGACAATGAAACATTGCGGCGGTACCGCTCCGCCGGTGGTCTGCGTCATATCCAGACCGCTAGCGACCAAGAGCGCATAGAGCTCTGCACGAGCTCCGGCTACCGTACTCATGCGATGCCATCGGCGACAGTACGCCAGCGCTCCAGCTGTGGGCGAATGCCCTCCAGGTAGTCACGCGCTACGCGCGTTGCCACACCTGATATATCGGAGTAGCTGCTAAGCCCGAATGGCGCATCCCGCCGGCGGTAGGCGTCACCACCGGCGGTAAGCGCATTGGCGGATATCTCGGTGGCCATCTCCGGGGATGGATCGGCAGCGGCCGTACCGAGGTATGCATTGATACCAGCATTGACAGCGCCAGCGCAAGCGTTAGCCCATGACGTGTCAAGGCTCGTCGGTGCCGTTACGCGGACATGCGCGAGGATTGCCGATCCAGTCACCCATGCATCGGTAACGGCCGGCAGTAGGAGTGTCATATCTCCGGTGATCGCAGCCAATCCGGCAGCGTCGGCTACATCCGCCCAAACGTTCCACCAATAGTCATTCTCGATCGTAGTCGGGGATGCCGGTAGAACGCAGTTCCAGGTGACGTTGGTAGAGCTCGTGATCACGAGCACATAGCCCGGAGTGAGCTCCGGCAGCAGGTTTAGGTGCGCTACAGCGTCCGCATCGATCTTGCTAAATGCGATGCGGATCAGAGTAGCGCTCAGCGCGGACAAGCCACAGCCACCGGGAGAAGGCTGTGTTGCTCCTCCCGTACCGACCTTGCCATACCGCGCTGGCGCGGTCATTAGGTAAGCGTAACCTTCTTGCTCCCGCCGACATTGTGGACAGCCACCGCAAGGTAGGCCCACACACCAAGCCGGATACCGGCCGGCCCCGTGACCTGATCGAATGAGAAGCGGAACACGCTGGACTCATAGATCACGAAGTCTTCCGGCCGCCCGGTGACAACGACACCAGCGATTGCGGTAGTCGCAGCGCCCGGAGTCGAGGCCCACGAGAGGATCGTGGGAACGCCGATGATGCTTGCGCCGGCCGCTCCGGCTTGCACCTGACCGGACGTGTTGACCGGCCCCAGGAATGGCACGATCGGCCGAATGCTGCCGGAGACACCGTCACTCTGCGTCAGCAGATTGCCGTACACGATCGGCCCGAGAAACTGTGACTGCGGAGCGCTAAAACGCGCGCCCTGATAGCCGATCACCTGACCGACCAAGCCCACATACGGAGTCGCGCCAACGGTCGCCGGCAGCTGTGCCGTGCTACCTGCCTCGACGGCCGTCTTGACGATGCCCTCTGAATAGCGCGCATACGCTTCCAGCAGATCAGACATGATCATGGCTTCTGCGGCCGGGTCCGCTCCGTCCAGAACCTGCCGACTGACGACCGTCTCACCACCACCAAGGGTAGGCGTCACGGTGATGGCAGTCGTCGCGAAGTCGGATGCGGCCGGATTGGCACCTTCGGCACTCTGAGCGGCTACCGTCGTGCCAGTCGTCACTTGAGCGAAGACGCGAGGCCGCGCGTCGGTGATGCCGATGCGATTGTAGAAGGAAGCCATCGGCCGGCCCTGCAGGATGCGCGGCACAAAGAGTCCAGGCATCGTTTCGGTTGGGTAGGCTCCGGGGATTTCTGTACTCAGCACATCGCCGGCACGGTTCACCATGTCATCCAGCATCGCGTAGTGGCGTGCCTGTCGCTCATGCGCTTCTGAGTTATTGCCACCGACAGCCGATGCGCGGAATGCATCGCCGAGGAATGACTGACCGTTGCCCGGTCGGTAGATCATCTCGGCACGGGTGACGATCGCCGGAGAGCTTGCGGCTCGCGCGACGAGCTCCGGCACAGCGGCCGAGCGTGGTGCCTCAGCCGGAGCGGCAGCCGGAGCTGCAACCGGCTCGATATCTTCGGTGATCGTGCCGCTAAGGCTGATTGTGCTATCTGTCACTTCTTCTCCTTCTTCTTCCGCCCGGACGGCCGTTACAACGGCACCCGGATAAGCACCTGACTCCAGGATCGCGACACGGCGAATGTCGATAGCGGTACGTTCCACTACTCCGCCGGATAGCTTGCGTTGACTGATCGGCCGAAAGCCGATCGACATGTCGCCATAGATACCAAGTCGCGCATTCTCCA